CTTAAGCCCACCTTCGCCAGTGTATTCAGAGAGTGCTTGAATGATGTTCTCGCAGTCGCTGCTGACGTAGAAATGCGGTCTGTTTACGGAATCCAAAGGTCGAGCGGTATCCCATGACATCTTGCCAATCAACGCTTGAAGTCCATCGTCGATATCAAGCCCCGGTGCAGGGATGCAAACCATTCCTGATTCGCTTAAGTCCTCAATGATCGAGGAGGAACCATCCTGCACCTGATACTTTGCAGCCCCAAGGCGAGGGTCTATAAGTCGTTCAAATATCTCCTCGTCGCCTTCCATTTCTTGGATTGCCTCGATATAGTCACGGATACCAAAGCCTTGTCCTTTAGACCCCGGCCCCGGCATCCACTTCCCGCTTTTCCATTCAGCCCAGTCACCAACGTCAACTCCCGGCCACTCGCGGTAAACCCAAAACGTCCCGCTCTCGTCAATGGCAATCCAGCACATAAACCAGTTCTTCGCCCCAGCAGGGTCGATAACGTGATAGCGCGTGATGTTCTTGGTTGGTATGGAGGAGGGAGGAACCACGTTGACCACCTTATTAAACTTAGGGAACTTGGTTGCCGCCGCTTTTGTTGGGATTCCATAGGCTCTGATTAAGATTTCCTCTCTTGTTTTTCCAAGTAATGTTTGTTTTATCCGATCATAACCACCAAACGGATTATCTTGAGAGTGGAAGTAATGAATGGTTCCCTTGATGTTTTTGCATTCTAGGATCGTGGGGACGATTTCGTTGTTTAGCAATTCCGCCTCCCTGCTCTCAAGAACCTTAGCCCCATCGAGGTATTGCTTTATTAGCTCAGTATATCCAAAAATTGGAGTAAACGTAAGCATCATCTTGCTGTTTCTGGTCGCCAACCGAAATCTTAACGTATCAACCAGTTCAGGGCCACCAAGCATTTCGTCGCACCAAGTCCCAATGTTAAGCCACGTCGCTTCTTTAGATCCAAGCTCCGCTCCCTCTAAAATGGTTGAATTGTTTGCGAAGGCAGCGTAAGTCTTAAATGAAATGCGCGATCCGTTTGGCAAAATCAAAGAATTGTCAGTCCACCCGTTCTTTCTTGAATAAGAAAGATATGTGTTTTGACTTGTTTGCTTGTTCTTAAATTCCGCTGGCATCCAGTCATATACCGCCGCTTGTTGCTGCCGAATTGACACCTCGGCGTTTTGTGCAAAACAAAAGATGTCGGAATTTGGGTTTTCAATAGCCGCCTTGACTACAAAGTATGCCCCTACTTGAGTTTTTGAACTGCGATTCCCACCGCTAATAAGTGCTTCGTTTCTTGTTTCAAGGCATTTCTCAAGTTTTTTCCAGTTTTCAAACTTCCACCCATATCTAAACGGATCTTTTGCCGCGTTCCGAATAGCCTCTTCACGAATTTGATGGAATTCCATCAACTCTCCAGCATCCATGTAAGCTATTTCCTCATCCGTAGGAATGGCTAGGATTGGATGCTCTGTCCACTTCAACATTTGGCAAACTCCCCTCTGACCTCTTGAGCCTTACGCATATACGAATTTGCCGCTTCTTCCTTGGTTTTGAACCTTCCTAGATTGACGCTTTTCCGATCAACCATAATTTGCCCTCTCCATTTTTGCGTTGTCTTACAGAAAACAACTCCTTTCATCCCAGAAGTATTATTCTTATTACGACCACGGTTGAACATGTTTTCAGATCGGCTAGCCAATCTCAAGTTGCATATCTTATTGTCAGACTTATCTTCGTTTATATGGTCAATATCGCCAATAGGCCATGAGCCATTACAAAACGCCCAAGCTAATCGGTGAGCGTAATGCGGCTTCCCATTGATCCAAATTGAAACGTATCCGCGCCAATTTGCGTGTCCCGCGACATCTCCAGCACTACTTGTTTTCGTTTTGACCTTCCAAGTAAAAATTCCGGTTTCTGGATCGTAATCCAAATAATTGGATACATTCTTGACATCCAGTATTTGTTCTGGCTTATTTTTCTCAGCACTTTTCATAGTCATTTATGTTTTGTGTTAAAGCGTCTTCTGGACCACACATCCGGTTGACGCTTGATTTTTATCAGAAGCTATTTGGTTCGTCAATGATTTCAACATCAATGGCATCACTCTTGATCTTACTGGCAATCCGAGCCTTTGCATCAAAAATCATTTTAGCCGCATCGTCAATACTAGCCCCCTTGCGGTGTTCCACGATTGAGGATGCCATTCCGGTAAGTTGCGCCGCCTTGTCGGTCAAGATGCCCACCGTCACCGCTAGCTTATCAGGGCTAATCTTGGCAAGCTCCTCGGGATTATCAAACAGTTGTTGGGAACGCTCAAAGAGCAGGTCTGTGTAGTCTTGCGCTGCAATCGCGTATCGCATCGAGAACTCCTTGCGTTTTGTCTCCAGCGTATCGTTGTGCCGCCATTGCAGGCCCCTGATGGTCTCTCTGCCAAGCCCCGTCTTCTTTTGGATGTCGGTTATCCTCGCGCCTTGTGCGGCCAGCCACAGGGCCATTGCGGCCTTGTTTGGGGCATAGTGTTCGACGCAGTTTGAAGGGTTCAACTTGGCACGCTCCTTGACCTCAAGAAACCACGCAGATTTGTCTTCTCGTTCGTCAACGTATTCCGCTTTCAGCTTCTCGTTTGGATCATCGCTCATCGTATTGGCTGATCAGAATAAAACGCTAGTTTCATTTTGATTGCAAGTCTTCTTTTTTCTCAAATTCCCTTAGTGCGTTTTGCAATTCAGCAGAGAACTCGGGATCGCTTGATGCTTGGTTAGCCAGAGCGGTAATCCCCTGCCTTGTTGTAAAAGCGTTTTTGAACATTTTAACGTAGGCATCGTTAACATCACCCGGCGAAGCGTTTCTAGCAAGAGATCTTTTCAATCCATACCGATCACTTCCAGTTGAAAGCATTGCTGCTAAATAACGATTCTTTCCAGCAGAAAGAATTGGCCCAATAGGGAGGATAAAGGTCGTCCCTGTCTCCCCTCTAATTGTCCTAAGTCCACTAGATTTCGCGGAAATGTCAGCTATCGTGTTTCCTTCATAAACCTTAGCCAAATCGTAAATAAACCGAGCGTCTGATTCACCAAGCACGGTTTCTAGTTTCTGAGCAAATTGAGACTTTCCGGTTGGTGCTTCCCAATCAGCGAGAAACTTTCTAGCATCAAATAAAGGAGTGTATGGCGCACCAGCAGAAGGATCTCCTCCGGGATATTCATCAAGTAGGTTCCTCATAAAATCTCCTTTAAAAAGATTTCTTGATTCTGGTGAAGATTGGTTGAGCTTTACCATTGTAGTTTTTGTTTCTCCAATAGTCGTTCCTTTTGAAAGTATTGATTTAGAAAGTAAGTCTGGGTCAATATTTTCAAAGTTCCCTTTTTGTGCAGCTTTGAATATTGACGACCTTACTAGATCTTGTTCTTGTTTTTCCAAGGATGTCCTTTTAATGATTCCGCTAGCCACTTCGTCTCTTGCGTCTTGACTAAGAGCAGAAGAAAAAGCGTTTAGATCCGTAAGGGTCATCTCTGGAACATTTGACGACTTTAGGACTTTGAGCTTATTGTTTAAGCTGTCAAGACCTTTAGCCGCCAAATTTGATTTATCACCATAAAGTGAATCAAGCATTCCTTGATCATAATCAAGACGGGCAACCCCTTTCTTGCCACTCATTCCAAGATCGTTAAGGTATTGAAGGCGCATCATTTCCTGCATTTTATTAGTAATTCCCACTTGAGTGGGATCAGCTAATTCAAGGTCTTTTGCTGCCCGCAAAACTCGATTAATTGTAAATGGCTCTTTCATAACAGAACTTACGATATCCCTTGGCGTTGTTGCTTGCTCTCCAACAATCTCCTTGAGCACTCCACCAAGAGTATTCCCCTCAAATGCAATTCTAGCCTCAACCAATTCAGTAGCCTTCTGAAACTCCTCTCCAAGATTCTTAATCGTCCCATCTGGATTTATTGCGTTAAAATTACTATAAATTCCCCTTCTTAGTTTAGAAAGTTCAGAGGCAACCTTGACCCCTAACGCGTCTTTTGTTGTTCCACCAACTGCATTATCTGGACGCGCATCGTTAAACGATTTGATATAAGAGTCAAAATCCGTAAAACTTAAGTCGCCTCTTTTTTTGATTGATTCAATTCGCCCTAGTAATTCGTTTGATTTGGCAACATCTTTCTCGCCAGCAATTCTTGCCTCAAGATTAGAAATTTCTTTTTTATCTGCGATTAGCGACCTGAGCCTATTTTCAACCCCGTTGGTAGCAGACTCATCATATGCCTTTTTAGGGTTTGCTTGTTTTTTGATTTTTGATACAATGCCAAGCAAGTCTTCTGCTTTGATTTGAAATCCAGCTTGATCAGCAACATCAGCTAATACTTTATACTGCTCTTCTGTTGATTTTTTTGCTTGGTTTTCTGCTGATTCAATAGTGCCTCTTAGAAATCCACCTAAATCGTCCACATTTGCTTTTGCTCGAGGCTTCAGTATTTTGCTTACTGCGTCATCAATAAGAGCAACATTTTTGTTGTTGTTTCTGGCGATGCTGTTTGAAAGAGCGCGACGTTGCCCATCTTGATTAACCGCAATAGATTTAAAATCATTCGCGGTGGCTGGAATGCTCCCTTTTAATCCTTCAAAAAGAGTGCGAATGCTTTCCTGCGCCTTTCTCATGTTGCTAGCGATTCCAGACCCCGGGAATTGACCGCTTAGTTCTTGAGCCGTTTCAAGTCCTTGTTTGCCGAACTGTGCGCCAGCTGGAACAGCGGACGGTGGAAGATTCAACCTTTTGACTGATTTTTCGTAAGTCTTAAGAAACTCATTCTTAAAGTTGCTTGGTGTTCTCGCTGCAATTACTGATGCCGGAATCACATCAATTCCAAGTCCAAGTGCCGTTCCAATAGCCGCTTCCGTTCCGCGCCTCAAAACGCTTTCACCCACGCTTTGTGGCATGTCTAGCGCGGCTCTAGTTATATAGTCTGCAACGGGTCCAAGTGTGGCTCTTGTTGCTCCACCAGCAAGGGTTGCTGTGACTGGACTTTTAGTTGCAGCCAGCGTTCCTAATGTGGCTCCAATTTCAGCAACAGCAAGCGGAGCCTCAACAGCAAGCATTCCTGCCGTTCCCGCAACACCCTTGTCGAGTGTTGTGAAACTTGTTCCGTCTTGATTTTTTATCAAATACTCTGTATTGCCTGCAACACTAATTGGAACAATGTTTGCGTCTGGATAGGTTTTTTTTAAGTATTGAAGTTCTGACTCGGGAGTCGGCAATGCTCCAACACCTGCCCTGACTCCGGCTGGTAGTTGCTCTGACATACGACCATCTTTGCTGACTGGAGCGTTGTAAAGTTGGCCGATAACCTCGCGTTGCCTTGCCTTAAGTTCTTCGGCAGATGGTTGATCTGTAATCACAGGGGGGACATTATATCCACCACCACCCAAACCTATATAATTAGGCGCGTAGGAAGGGCGAGCTTCAAGTTCTTTTGTGAGCTTGCGAACCTCTTCCAGCTTTGGTTTTTCTTCTTGTTCTTGAAGTAAAGAAAATTGGGTTTCAAGAAATCCTTCTTGCTCCTTTATTGCTCTTAAATCACTAATTAACGAGTCAAATTCTTTTTTATTGCCGGAAGCTTTTGCCGCGTCAAGCTTCTTGTCAATTACTTGGCCAACTTGAAATATTTTTTGGATTTCCGATTCGATTTCAGCTTTGGTTTTTTTTGCTTCACTCATTGGACTCCGTGTTTGCTGTAAATTTCATTCATCCCACCAACTTCTTTTGGACCAATCGCTTCAGTGTTTCTAAATTTTTGCACCTCGTCATCAATGTCAAATGCTGATTTTCCAGATCTCATTCCGTTTGATATGATTCCTTCTACTTTTGCGGCTTTGTCGGCGGCTTTACGAAGAAACTCGACAATTTTTTTATTACCCTCAACAGAGGTGCCAATACTTGGGGCAAGAACCTCGGTAAAATATTGCATTTCCCTATCTGAAATTGCACCTTTTGTAAGGTTGATAAATCCAAGAGCAACATTGCCAGAAGCTGCCTTGAACGCCTCTTGATCTGATACGTCTTGCCCAAATATTCTCTTGCCCTGCATAAGCACATTTTGTGCAAACCCCGTGTTTACACCTTCATCAAGAAGTTTTGAGATTTCTTCAATCTTTGAAAGTTGAGACGCAACTTGTGCTGCTCCAGCTTTAGTTTCAAGCAGTGATTTGTCAATTGCAGTTTCCCTTTGCTGTTGAGGGTCATCTCCAGTATTCACTCTTACAAGCGGCTCCCTGTTGACCTTCCGCGATCTTGGGGTTAACCCACTCGTTGCCCCATCACTGGTAAGATCAACAGCCTTTTGAATTGCGACCGGATCTCTAGGCTGAGGAATTGGAGTATAAGTTGGACTAGCTAGTTCAGCGACACTTTGGCTAGTTGTTCGCTCTGTTGCAATAGGAGTAGTTACGCCTGCAAGTGGCGTTCCTGCAACGGCTACTCCATCAAGATAGGCCGCTCCCTTAATATCCACTTCCGCCTGTTGTTCAGCTGATAATTCTGGAACCAAATTAGGAAGCACGTCCCCGGTATTGGTCGAAACATTGCTTTTATATTGCGAAAACGGCGGAAGCCCATTGGTGTCATCCGACATGGTAGTTTCTTCCAGTGGTTTCCCGGCTACATACCCATCAAAATCAACAATCCTTAATTTGGTTTTGGGATCATAAATATTTCCATAGTCGTCTCCTAAAACGTCAGCGGCACTATCGGGACCAAGAGTTATTGTTCTGGGTTTTAGCTTAATAGGTTCATTTGCCTCAGCTTCCAACTCGGCTCGCTTTATCAATGCAGATTGAACTCCTTGTCCCTCTTCAATATCAAGTTGCCTCTTCTGCAAACCAAATTCACGTTCTTTATACGCATTGCTGATTCCAATGTTCAATGCTTTTTCAACAGCGTCTGCGGCAGCAACCCGATCTTGCAACGAATTATTTTTGTCTCCCATTATCATCTGGGCCTCCATAGCAACTGGAGCAAGTGTCGGAAAACTTTTAGCAATGGCATTAGCAACAAGTTCCGCAGACTTTACTCGCTTCTCTTGTTCAGATTGTTGCTTCTTATATTCTCCGAATTGTTTTGCAATCCCTCCAATATCAGCTCCAATGTTAGCCATGCTCTGACCTTGAATGTCGGCAGCGCGGGTAAAGCCTGAGTAGTCCTGAACAAACAGGCGCGGGTCAACGGATGATCCTAGTAGTGCCATAATTTAGTCTTTCATGTAGCTGAGTTTTTCTTGGTCCGCCCAAGGGACAAGAGATGAAATGTTTTCAATAGTCATATTGAGTTTTGGGCAGTGAACAAACTTAGGAGACTGTGGATTCCGATTGATGCAACTAGTGCATGCGTGAACATAATCAACATTATGGAGTTTGTCCACCTTCTCGCCCCAAACGCCATCTAGTTTTTCGTAACGGTCTGAATCGTATGGGACATCATTGCTTTCAATGTATTCCCAGATATCCGCATGAGTCCAGTCACGAAGCGGAAACATCATGGTCGCTTGCTCCATAAGCACTCTGGATTCAATCCGTGTTCCAGCGTCTCCACCAAGAATTGGATCAGAATCGCAACCTTTGTGGCCAATCCACAAGCAGTCAAACTCAGGCACTTCAAGATAGTGTTGTTTCGGACGCTTAAGAATATCCAAGGCGCAAACAAACTTAGCGTCACTTGCAGGTTCAGTAATCCCAGTTGGACAAGTCAAGATGGTTGAGTTTACTTTGTAGTGATTCTGAACCTCCCATTCATCACCTTCTTGTTGGAACGCGGATTGATATGGATGCCATGAATAAATAAGCAGCTCCCAGTCTTGGGTAATCTTATCGTGAAACTTGTATTTGGATGGTTGCCATGGTTCACGAAAAAATACCAATGGCAAATCAATTCCCATATCACGCATGATATGCAACAATACCATGCTGTCCTTGCCTCCAGACCAACAAATCATTCCTTTTGGGAAGTGTTTTGCGCCAGATGCAATTAGCTCTTTTGTTTTTTCAAGTTTTGTCATTAAATAAGTGCCGCTCCTGCTGCTGTGCCTCCCATTGCACCAAGTCCTCCAGCAATACCACCAACAGCAGACCCAATTCCGCCGAACAATCCAGACGAGTATGATGCTTGTGCTTGCGCGTTAGCTGCTTGAGCCTGAAGTTGATTTTGCCTTTCGGCTGCACCAAGGTTAAGTCCCGTGTCTGGGTTAATCAAGCCCGGAGTCCCGCGACCGATTTGACCCATGCCCATACCGAGCATTTGTTGCCCAGATTGATACGAGAGCGGTTGCTGGCTTAGCAACGCAAGCCCCGGCTGGGTGTAAAAGCCTTGAGCGGCGTTATACGATTGGTTGGCAGCTTGAGCAGCTTCAGCGCGTTTACGAGCCATAACGTCCTCACGCCCCATCGCTTCGCTGACAATGCCAAGGTTGCCTCCAAGCCGTCCAGATGCTTGAAACCCTTCACGCGCTTGCTGTTCATAACCCCGGCGTTCTTGTGGACTAACTCCCTGAGCAGCCGCCCTAGCGCGTTCTGCCTCAGTAGCAAATCCCTGAACTGCTGCAGCTTGTTCTGGCGAAAGACCTTGCATGACACCACGGGTAAGCGGTGCTTGACCAGCCATCTGGCCTAGTTCGCCTTCACGCGCTGCTCCTAGTTGCTGCCCAGCTTCTTGCGATGCCATCCGGCTAAGCCCAAACAAGCCTTCCTGACCACCAACGCCACTTAAAAAGCTAGAGATGTCTCCAAGGTTCAGCCCTTGAAACTCTGGACGAAACTGCTTTTCAAATCCAAGGACTTGCGGAAGCGCACTACCATAAGCTGATACGAATTTTGAAATATCTTTGGCGTAATCCGCTTTCGGAGCCTTTACTTTATCAGGAGAGCTTCCCATATTCTTGTATTATTTGAGTTTTGAGTAAAATTGCTGCATGTCGTATGACCTTATCCGAGGAGAATTCTTAAATTCACGCCGGAATGCGATGTATTCAAAGTCATCGCGGAACTTTCCAAGAGCTTTCCGCATGTCACCAGCGCACATGGTGACAAAGAGTGTGTTGGAATGGTGAATTTCACAGGCTTGATCTGGAGATTCTTCTTGCGAGTAGAAACACATAGCGAAACTATCGGCATCAGAAACGACAACGCCAAAGCATAAGTGCCAATACAAAAGTTTGTGAAAGTCTTCGCCATATATTTCTGTTGCTTTAGCTAGATGTTGGTTCACTTGGCAAACCTTACAAGAATAATAATGCTAATTATTTTTAACGATGTAATTATTTTATCTAATTATTGCCACATAAGCAAAACTACAGTCTCCCGGGCCTGGGTCGCTTGTGTTTGATAGAATCGTTCTTACTTTTACCTGCGTTGTTGTTTTCGTGAATGCGTAGTCAATGTCAAGAAAACCTCCTCTAGCAGTAACAGTTTCTCGTTGCACAGTACCCATAATAACGTAATCAGTATCTGGCATTGCCGTAGTCATAGTAATGGTGTAAACTCCAACGGAATTTTTAAAAACCGACGACACGTTTCCTGATTTTATAATGTTTCCGCTTGCATCAAACTTTACCCATGCTCTAATCCCGTAAATAGGAGCCGTGCCAGTCTGCGCTCCACTGAGCTTGGCGGCGGTGATGTTTGCATCAAGAATCTTGGCCGTTGTGACAACATCGGCATCAAGCGTAGCTACCCCGCTGGCAACCGTAAACGCGCCGAAATCAGAGTTTGAGAGCTTGGCTGGAGTGACATTTGCATCTAGGATCGCAGTTGTCGTAACTGCATTCGCAGCTAGCTCGTTTGCTCTAATTCCACCAGCCGCAACGGAAAGTTTACCAGTAGTAACGGCAAGAGTCGTGCCAATAATAGCAGTAGCCGTAATCGTGCTTTGATCGATGATGTTGTTCATCTTCGTGCTAGTGATTACGTCAGTAGCTGTGAAGGTGTAAGTTGTATCAATTGCGCCCATGCTTTATCTTTGTGAAATGATTTGTCTGTTGGTGACTGAACCAGCTACCTTTATTGAGTTGATCTTTGGTGATCCCACGGTCCTTGTCAAGATCATTGTTCCGGTGAAGCCCCTGATGCCACCCAATCTGCACCTGATGCTTGCAGACTCCGCTTCATTAGGGCTGTCTGGCGATGGACCTAAAATTGTGCCACCAAGGAAATTTGTTGTAGTTCCAATTTTTAAAACCGACTTGCGAAGTCCAGTAGCTGGGTCGATGATTTGTTCGTATGTATCTGGATCTTCTGTGGTAAACGAAATGTCATATTCTCCATTTGAACCAGCAAGATTCTGCATGTTAATTTGAACGTCGGTAAACCGCTTGCGTTCCATTGTTGCAAGGTCATATCCGCGAGTGATAAGCGTTGAATTGATTGATGGTGACACAGTTGAATTGGAATTATCCACGTTCAGAGTGTCATTGGAACCCTCAGACGTTTCGATTTGGTGCAGACCGCCATTTGATGTTACAGCATAGATGTTGTTCCTCTCGCTAGCACTGCCAATTACGAAGTCTTTAATCAGAAACTTAGAATCACCAAAGGTATCCAGTGATTCCCACCCTTTGTTTAGGAAGTTATACACCAAGATTGCGTTGTTCCCGAATGAATCACCGGCCCCCGGAACGGAATCAAGCGGGACAGCAAGATAATACCTGTTTTCAAACAAGACTCCCACTGCTCGGTCAGAGTAATCAGCGTTGATCCGGTCGATATACGGCTGAATGTTCTTGGAAAGCGGCTCCTCAGTGCCTCGCAGGTTGTAATCGTTAAGGAACTCAATCCCATAAACGCCATCGTCAGATAAGAACAGCATTGCATTGCCGCGCATGACAACAGACTTGCGAGCGAGGCATCCAATCTCAGATGTAAGCTCCTTAACGGTAACATCCAGAAGGCTTCCCAGCGTCCCCTTAACAAGATGAAGGCTGTTCCGGTTTAGGACAACCAACCCGTCGTCATAGAAGCCGTGCATTGCCACAACAAAGTCTGCTGTCCCACCGCTTACACGGAATTGGTTCTCAATCTGGTCAAATGTAGTAGTGTCTAGAATATCTGATACGGATATTTCATCGGTAATCTTGCGGCTAGTGTATGCTGGAACATTATAAGCTCCTGATTGATCGTAGTAAAACGGAACCCACAGCCTGCGTTGGAAATGGATACCCCACGGTGCGCCGGGCTGGTGCATAAAGCCACCGCCTACGCTAAATCTGCCACCGAACTCAAAAATATCGGTGCTTGACGTGCTGTAATTCCCAACTGGCGCATACCATGCAATCGTCGTTGTGGTTGCCGACACAACTTGGTATTCTTTCCCAACCATTTCAGCAAAATCAAGAGTTTCCGCTTGGCGCACAATAATAATGTCGCCTTGTTTGATTGTTACGTTACCAGTAACTGTCGCAGTTACCAATCCGCTTGCAATCTCGACATCTTTTGCCTGAATGTTGAAAGTTTGTGGCTGAGTATAAGCTCCACCGGGAGATAGCGTGAACCCGTCAGTGGCGATTGCAACACTTGTGCCAAACGTAACCTCCTGACTAGTGGTGAAAACATAAGTGAATGTATCTGCGTCAACAACGCTAGCGACGGCAAACGTCCCATTTGCGGGTGTGCCACCAGTAAGCCCTGCAATTGTCACCATTGTTCCGACAACTAACCCATGATCTCGCACTGACATGGTGACGGTAGTCGTTCCAGCTTGTGATGCTGAAAGAATTTGCCTGCCATTGGGAAACCACTCAAGTGCTTGTTGTCCTTCACGGAAGATCATTACCTTGTCGAACACTTGGATCATCTCAGTGTCAGCACCAATAGCGTCTCCAGCAGGATACGGAATGTCGGTAATCACATAACCATCCAAGTCAATCTTCTTAGCGACAGTATCCAGAGCAATAATCACATACTCCTTGTTGCTATCGTTTGGATCGCTAAACAAGCAAGATGCACGGACATTGGCCGCAGCATCGTTGTTTACAAGGATTTGTGTAACTCTAGGCGTTACCCCCATTACAGCAGCTGTAACTCCAACCGTCACAAATGTAAAAGTATTACTTGTGGCCGCGGTCAGTGCAACGATTCCGTTATAGTTAACACCAGTAAACGTAACCCCGCTAATAATTGCGTTTCCTGTTTGTCCTATCACAATACCATGTGCCGCAACAGTAAGAGTGACAAGGTTGGTAGCATAAGCAACGGCTGTAATTGCAGTAGATAGCTTGTTAGCCAAAGCATTAACAACCGTGTATAACCCTGAACCCAATGCTAAAGGATACGTAAACTGTGTTGTATTTGTAACTGTTATCTGGAAATTCCCATTAGGACTGCCGCCAGCAGCAAACACAACATCTTGAATTAATACAAAGTCACCAGTAGCCAAACCGTGGGCCTCAAATATCGTAATTGTTACAACGCCACTAGTAACCGAAGCAGCAGAAATCTTTTTTGCCGTAGTGTTCAATACGGAAGTTGCACTCGTAGTGTAAGAACCAGCAGCACCCGTTACCGTATAAGTAATCGTGGAAGCCGATGTTGGGGCAATCGCAACAAACAGCCCATTAGGATCAGTCCCAGAAGCATAATTAACACCCTCGATGGATAACCTAGAACCAGTAGTTAAACCGTGTGCTGACGCAGTAGTAAGCGTAACGGTATTACCACTTCTTGTGGCGTTAGTAATTAAAATGCTTGTGCCAACAATAAGAAATGGCAACTGCAAGGGAGAATCTCCCGTAGTCAATGCCCCAGTCCTACTCACCACGTTCTTCCGTGGCTTCCAGTACCCCTCCATGCGCCCATTCAGAGACTCCCTTACCTCACCCTCTTGGAGTTGGTTAAGTTGGTCTCTCTGGTTAACGCGCCCAAAGAAACGATCAGCGGTCTCGCCAATCGCAGAATCCATCGCACCACCACTCTGGGCAAACTGGGACATTACGCGTAGTAAACAATCACCACACCGGACGTAAGAACCACGGAGCTAAAGTCACCACCAATGCCCAAGCCCGCAGGAAGGGTAATAGTCTGCAACCTTGATGCACCAGTGATGCTCCCAGACGCACTTGCCACAGTAGCCAACACAGCGTCATTGACCACCTGAATCCAGCGGATCTTGCCAGTGTAAGTAGTTGCCTCAGTGGAAAGCACAATGCCTCCACCTTGACCCTGTAAATCATATGCAACCGGACTAGCCATAATTATATTAAAGTATCACCAACGCAACACGCAATGGTTCACGCGCAAAGTAACAGATTACACATCCTTGTCAAGCACGTCGTAAAGTGTGATACCATACACAAAAATGGACGCTTAACGTCGCATCCTGCACACCACAGCACACAGCCCCCTTTAGCCATTTTTAAAAATTGAAGCGGCCATAAACAGTAACAGGCCCCGTTGAAAAATAATTCCTTTGGCAAGTGGACCGTATAAGCATTTGCGCCGCCGCTCTAACTCTAACCGCCCCCCCCCTATTGCAACAGCGTCTCATTAGCAACGTGAGAATCCCAACGCCCGTTTGAATCCATCGTTCAATTGAAACGCCCGTTTGAATACGCGCCGGTTAATCCTTATTGCCTGGCTAATGTATTGCGCCATGTGAAACGATCGTTTGAATCACCTGCTTACCTAGCTTATCGCATGTTGCTTGCACCTGCTTATTTGTTGCGTCTGCGTATTCCCGTGCCAAGTGACCTGATAGAGAGATGATAGACTAAAATCGCTTTGAATCGTTCGCCCTTGCCATAGTCCCATATTCACGCCCGGCGCGCTACAGGCCATCCTCGCGCCATGTCAGCGGAATGTTCACAAACACAGAAAGCTTGACACGTTTCCGGAAACATGATTAAAATTCCTCCGGAGGAAGGAGCGAGCTTCAAGCCTAAGCTAAACCCTGCGAGCGATAAGCTAGCTTCACGCGTTGGCTTTATTCTATGGCATGAGGAATGGATTTCAGGGCTTATCATTCGATTTCATGGCTTATCCTTATCCCTTGGATATTTGACAATAACCCATCAACTAGCCACCACGGCACGTCGAGCTTGGATCTCTTCCGGCATGGGTAGTTGCTGCCAGTGTAACTAGGGGCCGTTATTTAGCCTGTGGGATGGCTCGTTTGCTCGTGGTCCAGCTTTCCCGTGGCTTGGCAATCCCTTGTGTTTCCTAGGTTTGTTGCTTGTCTTGAAACTATTTTCACTTTTTGGAAACTATTTGTCGACAATGGGATTTTTGTGCTGTAGGTTCTTTTTAGTTAGCTGATGCTAGCGACTGAGACAACGCCACACCAACCAATCCAATGACAGCAACAACATCCACATCCGCCCAAGAATACGTCGATTACTGCCTCGATAAGCGCGATGAAGCCCGAGACAAGGCAATTTACTCAGCAGTTTACGGCGACCCGATTCAAGCAGCAAAAGACCTGTCATCGTTTCACGCAGCATGGGCGTTGCATGCTCAAGCTGTTGGCAATCTCGCCTAAACACCCACAAGCGGTTCCACCCCGCTTCAACCCACACACACACGAAACGATGAAAGCAATCCACAAAGTGAAAGGCTACACGCTCACCCTTGAATCACACGCCGGGGAATTGACAGACGCACACGTTCAAAAGGGAAATTTTTCAGGTTCTCTTGCAATGCTTGAAAACGAGGGATTCCTCGAGAATGACCAATGGACGAAACAGCACCTTGTCGATTCTGAGATTGTTGAAGAGTTGCAAAGACTAGAGCAAGCATTCTGCGACTCGCTCCAATAAATTTAATGGCTTAGCTTCCAGCCTAGTAGCAGCTTCACACACACACACACACACACGATGAAAATTCACAAACACTTTGAGAAAATGGTCACTGGAAACGTCTTGGCTGAGATACTGCGGGAAGTGGAACGCGCTATGGACGCAGCAAACCGGGGAGACAGTATTGGATCGGCCATTTACTTAGAATATATCCAGACGATTGTGGACGATGCCTGTGACCAGTATGGCGCAAACGCCGTTTTCGGGAATCTTGAGGTCTCCAAGCTGGTCACAGAGAAGCTGATTGAATTGGAAGGGGGGGCAAAGTGAGTCCATCAAGCAAAGCGGGACAAGTCGCCATGTGCTACGATGCGAGCCGTTACGCCACAATTCAAGGCATGGTCAAATTCATTGCCGGACTAAATGCGGAAAGGTCCGTGCTTGTCTCTAAATGGCGTGAGAATGGCAAAGCTGATTCCGGCTGGCTGGCTGTTGAAGAGCTAGACAAGGTGATTGATTCTCAAGAAAGCGTCCTAATGGGCTTAGAAGGAGGCTCGAAGTGAATTCTTCCATCCTCATCATTCCTGCCGTCTTTTTCGTCGCAATGGTCGCAATATTCGGCTGGCGTAAAGCACCGGGGATCTTCCTTGGAATTATGGCCGCTTGTGCAGTGATTTACTGCACCGCCGCAATCATTCACGCTTGAACCTATGAACGAAAAACCAATAAACACCTGCCCCTGCTGTGGGGAGATCAAAGGCCTTTACCTCATTAAGACGGGGGACGGGCGCGAATGGTTCAACGCCGCCTGCGAGCCGTGCGGAATGGCTATGAACCAACTTGACCAATGGACTTTTTACGTCGGGGAAAAATAAATAGTTTTATTCTCGACAGCTGGCAATTAACCGCCAATCTCTCCACATCCAAGCGTGACCCGCGAAGCAGGGCGACTCTCACAAATCAAAACAAATTAACTACGATGAAAACGACACTTAACACCTCAGATATCGCACGCGCTCTCAAATCCGACGAAAACGCCGCTTGGACATGGAACGGGGCGCGGGCTTTGGCAGAATACTTGGAACAGCTTGAGGAGGAAACTGGCGAGGAAATGGAGCTAGACGTGTGCGCCATTCGCTGCGACTTCTCAGAGTCCACGAGCCTGCAAGATTGGCTTATGGAGCATCACGGGGCGGAAGCCTTGTCGTTTGCCCTGCAGTATTCGGGAATCGATTTAGACGGTGACGAGGACAGCGAAGAAATCGACGATTTGATCCGTTCTTACATCCAAGACCACGGAACACTCATTGAGTTTGAAGGCGGGATCATCGTTTCCTGCTTCTAAATACTAACCCGGCAAGGTTCGAACCCTTGCCACAACCTCGCCCATTATGACACAGGAAACAAGACAGTATCTCAACCGCGTGGCGGATATCGCAGCGGAAAACGTAGCGGCAGGAATGACGGCCACAGAGGCTATTGCTGCCGCTGTTGCGACTCTAGCCGAGGATTGGCCAGCCATCACCGCCGAAATTTAACCCACCCGGCGAGGTTCGACCCCTCGCCAATACTTCAAACTATGAAAACGACATCATTTAAAGCGATTTATCAAGGAACTGGCGAGGATCACGGGAAATCCTTCACATGGAAATTCTACCGTGACCCAAAATATGGGTGGACGCTTACAGATTACAACGGATACGAAAGGACGCTGGAAAAAACATGGATCGACTCTTTGCCAGTGATTCACCGAATCCTGTCAAATCACGGCATGTCTTGCCCGCTGTCCTGAATTCCGAAACGCTGAGAAGCGTCTGGCGGTGAATCCGTCACTGATGAGGAAAACAAACAAAACGAAACAAAATGAACACACAAAAAACAATCACCATTGGCGGGAAAAAATACGATGTGGCACGCCTCCGCAAACTGCCAGCAAAGGAACTGAATGGCGGCGACATGGTAGCCGTAACAGTTGACGGGTTGCAGGTTGCGTATCGGTCCCACGGTCACGCTGTAGCTGTCCTCAATTTCGGAGCCGTTCGGAGAGTAGACAGTTTGGGCGGAATCGTCGCGCTTCTTTCGGTCTGAACAAGAATCAGAAAAACAAAAAAACAAAATGAACCACTCAGTTGAAATTACAAAAGAAGCAGCTTGGAAACTCATCGGAAACGACGAGAAAAGCTGGACAGACTACCAGCAAAACGAGCTTTCCGAAATGTCCTTTTATCTGGCGCATGGTGTGAGGATCGCTGCTGTTCACAATTACCTTTCCAACGTGACGCAATACTTTGTCCAAGACATAAACGCATGAACCACAAACAAAACGAAACGATGAAACACACACACACACCCGGACCTTGGCACATTGGAAAACGGGCGATCCTTGGTTTTTTCAATGATGACGAGGAAAACCAAGCGAACCTTAACCTTATTTCCGCCGCGTCGGAATTGCTGGAGGCTTTACAAATGCTCTTGCCGCAGGAACCACGGGAAGCAGACAGCTACGACCGCGCAATGTGGGAAAATGCCCGCGCCGCAATCGCCAAGGCAACAGGAAAGGGGGACGCATGAAATTTGCCTGCTCACGATGCGGGAGTCGTCAATGGCCAGATCCTGAGAGTTCTTGCCCTCTCTGCAATGACGGGAGGGAGGAGCCATGCAAAGACCCTGAAGACCCCTTGTGGGCGCGAGAACAGGCCATTGAGAGGTTTACCCGTGAGGGGTGCTGGCTTGCTTCCGCTCAACGGTGGTGGGAGCAGATCGACAAGCAGACGGACGAGCCGCAAACGCCGGAAACGATGGCTGAAAGGCTGGCTTGGCTTCACACGGAAGCTTGCCGGGACGCATGGGATGACATGGAACAATCACCTTCGCATTACGCATGGGCGGACGTTTGCGCACTCGCAGGCTTTGACATGGCAAAACACTACAGAAAAACAAACCAATAGAAAACAAAACGAAATGAGAATACACAAATCAGAGAGCGTTAACCAATACGGGCAGGGAGACTCAACCGTCTGCGTGACCCGTGCGGCATGGCGAAGGGAACACGGCGTTACGAAAAAAGATGCCACGCTATTCATCGGCGGGGCATACGGTGAAGTAAGCCGGAAGTTTGCTGCTGGCATCCTACGCCAATTCAGGCGGACAGATACGGCAATCAAGAGCCTTGGAAGCCCCAACAATACAAGCAAATGATCGTGGACTTCGATCTACTGGTCAGAGAAACGGCGGACGTTTTCGGAGTCACTCCCGAGGACATTCTAGGCCCAAAACGAACGAAACACGTTTCGATGGCTCGGCACGTCGTCATGGCCTGCTGGGCGGATCATCACCCTTACCAAGACACGGCGGATAGGTGCAACCGAACCTGTCACAGCACCGTGATCTGGGCGCGGCAGAGGATCTTGAATGAAGCTGAAATGGACGTTTCATTCGCCAAGATGCTCGCCGCTATCTCCAACCGCTGCCAATACGGGGCAGAACCAGAAGAAAAAGAGAAACAAATTGAAATTTACGCTTGAAACCGGATCGAACCCGGCTAAAACGAACACGCATTCAGCACCAAACAAACCAAAAACATGAAAATTACGATTGAACCGACAGAAAACCACGGACGCAAAATAGAAATGCAAAACCCCAAGGTTGAAATCTGGATTCCGGGAGACGATCACACACTAGAAGAGGTTGTCGAGCATCTTGTAGTCCCTGCTCTGAGGGCTTTCGGATACGTCGTCTCAGAAGGCCAAATCGTCGTGAACGAATACGAAGCGTAAACCATTAGCACAAACCAAACAAAACGAAAACATGACAACAGCAACGAAAACAAACGAGGCGATTGCGGCGCACGAACCGCAAAGCATGGCACTAGCACAGGTCAGCGCAGAAACTCAGGCATTTGAGCTTATCCAACGGCAAGCCATGATGCTTTCAAAGTCCACCTTGGTCCCCAAAGACTTTGCCGGAAACGTCGCTAACTGCGCAATCGCCTTGAACGTAGCAAAGCGAACCCGCCTTGACCCATTGATGGTTTGCCAAAACCTCGCAATTATTCATGGCCGTCCCTCTTGGAGTGCAACGGCATTGATCGGCATGATTAACGCAAGCGGGAAGTTCTCGCCCCTGCGATTCGTGTTTGACTCGGATGAAGCCCCGTCTTGGTGCTACGCTGTGGCAAGGGACCGGGAAAGCGGCGAGGAGCTGAAAGGCGAGCGCATCACGCTTGAAATGGCAAAGAAAGAAGGCTGGTCAACCAAGAACGGGAGCAAATGGCTGACGATGCCGGGGCAAATGCTGAGATACCGTGCAGCGAGCTTCTGGAGCCGCGCTTACGCTTCCGATATGTCGCTGGGGATGTACACGCAAGACGAGGTTCGGGACTTCGCGGAACCGCCGCGCAATGTCACTCCGGTAAAGGCCAACCCGTTCATCGAGGAACCCGTTGAAACGATGGAAATCGAGGCGGAAATCGTCCAGCCTGTCGAAGTCGAGATTGTCCAAGAAGTCCCGGCAAAGAAGGTCAAGACGACAACAGAAACTCTAAACGATGCTTTTGAAGCAATGGCGAAAGAGGCAGCGCAATAAGGAATCACTACGAAAACAAAACACTTAAACCAAATCAAACAAAATGAAAAAATCAGAAACCAAAGAAAAAGCATGGCATGACGCTGTGCGGGCCGCTGAATCAAAAAAAATATCGGAATGGGTTGATGTTCTAAGGGAGAGCGGTTGCACCAATATCAGCATCACATCACTTGAAAATTTCGGTTCGCCGACAACAATCATTAGCGACGCTGATGATGGTGACGCTTACATCGTGGTCACTGACCACTCGGCTCCGGGGATGGACGCGGCTATCGCTTACCTATATTTATCGCAAGATGTGACCCAAACCATCTCAGAACTTTACCTATTATCCCAAGCAAACAAATGAGAGTCACACACACACCGTTTAAGACAAGAACCCGCGCAATCGGAAGCGATCTCGAAATGACAATCGCATTGCTTGGCGCACTCAGGAACCCGAAACAAAGCAAACTCAGCAAACTAGGCAAGATCGCCACCACCATCACAAAGCTATTCAAATGAAAACTTATGCAGCTCATTACGAATCACCTTGCAACTTGTTCAAGGGGACTCTTCATATCGAAGCCGAAGACCACAAGGAAGCAATGCTGAAATTCTTCAAGTGGGTTCAGACAAAAGAAGTTTGGGGGCATTTATGGAAAATCAACGTCAGCATTCAAGAAGTAGAACAAATTGAAACAATATGAAAATCGAACAAGGACTAGGCAAAACGTATTACGAGCGGTCAGCGACCCCTTCAGACCCCAAGGCGGGGCCAGTGTCGAAGTCTCTACTCTGGGATTTTAACACAAGCCCTTTCAAGTGGCGGCACAGCAAACCAAGGGAGGCATCGAAGGCAATGGATCTGGGGACGCTCATCCATGCCGCGACTCTGGAGCCTGAGACGGTGGAAGACCTTATCGCAATCTCTCCCTACGCCGACTTCCGCACAAAAGAAGCCCGCGAGTGGAAGGCCGATCAGGCCGAGTCAGGCAAGATCATCACTTCACGAGACGAAATCGACAAGGCACTCTCCATTGCCGAGGCCGTCACGGATGAATATCACTTGCAATTCGATGCAAAATACAAAACCGAGGTGGCGGTTTTCGGCAAGATTGGAGTTACCGAGGTAAAGGGGCTTATCGACATCGTGCCGGATGGCCTTGATTGCCTAATGGACTTGAAGACGACCGGAGAGATTGGAAGCCTTGAATCCCTCCAGCGGGTCATAGTCAACCGGGGCTATCACTGGCAAGCGGCACTCTACCTTGACCTCTGGAATGCAGCGGCAAACGAGAAGCGGACAAGGTTTATCTTCTGCTTCGTGGAGGTTGAATCTCCTCACGAAACGGCATGGGTAGAATTATCCGAGAATTTGCTTGAACTCGGTCGGGCCGGATATATGAACGCCTTAGCTAAGTGGCAAACCTGCGTTGCAACGAACCACTGGCCGAAACAAATCGAAGGAATCCAAACAATCGAAACACCAAAATACATACAACAATGAAACAAACAATTGATATCAGCATCGACGTTAGCAAGATCGACAAGACGGCTCTTTACGAGTCTCCAAAGACAGGGAAGAAATACCTGAGCATGTCGCTGCTCATCCGCGAGGAGAAAGACAAATACGGGAACGATGGCTTCATCGTCCAGAAGATCAGCCAAGCGCGGAAAGCTGCTGGTGAGCGCGGGGCAATTCTTGGCAATGGCAAGATCATGGACTGGGATGCCCCCAAGCAAAGCTCACACGGCGAAGCCAAGTCCAACGGATACGCTCCTCAAGCAAATGCTCAGGACGATGACGATTCGGATTGCATCCCTTTTTAGACCACCCACATGGAAATTGAAATCCTAACGCCAGTTGACGCACACAAAAACGGCTACCTGTCACTGACTACTCCTTACAACCAAGAAAATCCGCAGGACGTTGAGTGGATGCGAACGGTGTTGCACGACCTCAAGGGTTGCCAAATCGTTCTAGTCGAAGTAATCGGTGGCCTTGAGGTAGCGCGTCACAAATCCGAAATGATCCTCGCAGGACAACGAGTATGAGCGACCTATTCCCAGAAACAGGAGGCAACTTGTCCCCTCGCCTCAAATGGCAAGAGGAGAAGTGCATCAAGACGCTGAGACGAGCAGACGGGAAGTGGGTCGCGTTCAAATCCGAGACTAGCCATAGCTACACCGACGAGGTTGAGCTAGACGCAGTAATCGGACTCGCCAAAAAACTAAAACTGAAACTCTGGAATCAATGACAACAATCGGAATAGACCCCGGAACCAATGGAGGAATCGCACTCATCGACGAAAGAGGAAATGCACATGCACATAAAATGCCGGATACTTTGCAGGACTTGTTTGAATTACTCAATTCTTACAGCGTGGGTTGCGATGGAAATTGCAGAGCTTATCTGGAACAAGTCCACAGCAGTCCTCAGATGGGTGTTAAATCGGCCTTTACCTTTGGCAACGGCTTCGGTCATCTCGAAATGGCACTCACGGCAGCGGGAATCCCCTTTGAGCGTGTCAGGCCGCAAGTCTGGCAAAAGGCAATGGGGTGCATGACGAAGGGCGACAAGAACGTCAGCAAAAGACGCTCGCAGGAATTGTTCCCACAAATCAAGGTCACTCACGCAATTGCTGACGCATTACTAATCGCCGCATACGGGGCAAAACAATAAACAAACACAAACAAAATGACACCAATCGACAGAAATCCAGACATTCTCTTCAACGAGGAAGAACCATACACGGCCCAGATTCCACGGGGCTACAAGGTCATCGGGGGGAAGAACCTAATGCACACAGCGAGGTCAGCGAAGATCCCGTTTGGAGTTGCCAGCATTATCAACAAGGTGACTCACAACTCAAGGCCGCAAACCGTTGGGCTTGTGATCCGAGACGCTGACATTGAGCGATTCGATGCCGCGATCAAAAAGAAACTCGCAAGGAAACTAGCCGAAAGCAAATAATGAGCGCAATAAGCATTGTAACACTGTTGCTGATATGGATCTTTGTAGGATTGATCCTAGCTGCCCTGTGGCATGTAATCATCAGCGAAAACGACGACAACTACCCGAAACCATAATGAACAAAGAAATTGAAATCAAAGGCCACTACGGAACGCACACAGTAACCGCGATCAAAGTCTCGGACGGAGTTTACCGTCTGGCGTTAGTTAACAACTCTTGTAGGTTCGGCGGATTTGCGGATGGCATCTCAGAGGGCTTGAGTTTTATCGACCCTTCCGGTGGACCACTAATCGCCCACGGCTCCCTTGCCAGCCAGTATCACGTCGATCTCCCCAACCTTAAGATCAAGAAACTGGAAAGCAGGATGGACGAGGGTTTGACGATGCACCTTGAGTCTATTGACGATGATCTTGATGAGCCGTTGGGCGAGGCTTGCAGGATGGATAACCCCGAATGCGAAAGCTGCCAATGAATCCTGAACAACAAAGAATCGCCATCGCGGAAGCGTGTGGGTGGAAGTTCATACCTGAGTATTACCACGGCGAAGACCAGCCTCCTGAGTTTACCACTGTTACTCCAGATGGTCGCCACCTATGCGGATACTATCCCGACTACCTCAACGACCTCAACGCGATGCACGAAGCAGAGAAGATGCTGAATAGAGAATCGGGCTACCACGGAATCGGAGGGTATGGGTTATACCTAGTCGCGCTAGAACACAATGTATCAGCTACTGCCTCCCAACGCGCTGAAGCATTCTTGAAAACACTTAACCTATGGACACCATGAGCGGACTCGACGGACTCGGCTGGCCTAACCCCGAAGACGAACCAAAACCAAAAAAAAATATGACCGAACCCGAAGCCCGCACCGTGGCACTCCTACGAATGCACTTCGGCTGCACCTTCGGCAAACTCGCCATGTGCTGCCAAGCCCTATGGGATGCCGACCGCTGCGAAGAACTCACAGGATACCGCTACGGCTCCCCGATGGGTCAAGGCATGGTGATAGCGATGGAGGACTACTTCAAACTAGAACGCTGCGAATCCGACAACATGAGCATGGGCGAGCAACGATGCGCGGCCTGCGGGCTGTCTCAAGTCGCCATCAGCCGATCACACGACACACCCAAGCAATGCGGATTCTGCGGAGAGTTCGCCAGCATGTGGGATTCCATTGGATGAACCAAAACCAACCAAAAACTATGAGCGACACACCAGAAACAGACGGAGAGTGGAATCGAATAGCTTGTTATGATCATCCACAATTTGAGCAGGGTATTGCTGAGTTTGCCCGAAAGCTAGAACGCGAGCGAGACGAGGCGCGGGGGCAACGGGACAGGCTGGCGGCAGTCTTGCAACGCATACGAGATGGATACGGCGGGCAAGCCGCCACTCCTAATTGTTGCGAAGACTGCGATTTTCTTATCCCGATAGATGAAGCCCTCGCCACCTCCAACCAACCAAATCCATGAACACACCACACGACCACGACCACAACGATATGACACCGCTAGACCACGCGCTAGCGCACAACAAGCAGTTAACCCAGCAACTTGAAGAAGTGAAATCAGACTTGGAGTTTCGCCGAGATCTTTACGCTCTCCAGACGAAGCAATTAGAGAAAGCTTGGAGGGATCTTGCTGCCACGGAAAAGGACCGAGACCTTTGGAAAGCCGAGACAAAACGCTGGCGCGATATGTATATTGAATACGATGAGATGCTTGAGGGCGACCTCGAGAAAGCCAAGAAGCGCATTACGAACGTCATCTCTAAAATTAAATCTCTGGAGAAAGAAATGAACGACGAAAAATACTAAAACATGAAGGCTAATTATTATCAAATCATCAAGGAATGCGTTGAAACAGGAACCCGCCACGGAGTGTCCCGAGCGCACAAACACACGGACGATCCACCGTATGACGTTATTGAAACCTGCGTCGAGGACGCTATCATGCTTGAACTAACCAACAAATTCAACTTCGCCGCTAGCGAGGACCAACTTAACTACCAAAAATTATGAAAAAGAGCGTAATCGAAAAACTGGAATCGTGGCTGCTGCGGGGATACGGAATCACTCAACTACAAGCCCTTGAGAAATGGGGCTGCATGAGGTTGTCTGCACGGATCAACGAGCTTCGCAAGATCGGAGTGCCTGTCATCACGCATACCATCAAGCAAAACGGCAAGAGTTTCGCCAAATATCAAATCATCAAGCTCCACAACTCGCAATGAGCGCAGGAAAAGGTGACACGCCAAGACCCGTTGATGCGAAAAGCTACGGGGAAAACTACGACAACATATTCAGAAAGTGGCAAACTACACCAAAGACAACGGATTCAGAATCATCGCAGGAAGACCAAGACACAAACCTTGGGAGCAACGAGTTACCGCCACATTTCGACTGACCTACGAGACTTACCAGCGAATTCAGCGGCTTGCAAAGAGGGAGGGAATTATTTCCTCAAAAGCACTGGAATTGCTGGTAAGGACGGCGGAATCGGAGAAGATTGAGCCGACGAAGGTGGTTGATTACACGAAGATCCATCACAAAAGCAGTTACTCCTGCTCCAACATACTAGACAAGCACTTCAAGGACTAAAAACTATGAACAACATGACAGAGGAAGACGAGTGGAAACGATTGGCCGACATTGTGGCAACAGCACTAATTGAACGAGACAAAGCTAAAAACGATTTGTTTGCAATCTCAGGATTGCTTGCTCGCGGCTTAAAAAGAGAGGCGGAATTAACAGAAATGAAAGACCGCTCTTATGAATTACAAACGGATATTCGCGGGCAACACAGAGAGCTTGAAGCCAAACTCGAAGAAATGACAGCTAGCCGCAATACATGGCGAGCGGAAGCGAAGAGGCTGAAGAAATTAAAAAAACAAACGAGGACCACAAATGAGACTACTTAAAGGATTCCCAAGCCGCTACAAGGATGCCCCAGAAGCCACCGGAGACGACTGGTGGACACATTACCGCCTAGCTCTCGCTACGGTCGATTCTGGGGGCATTGTGGTGATGTATGGGGCGCACGGGACAGGTAAGACACGCATGGCATACGAGGTGGCTCGCAAATGCACCCCGAAGGACGCAACGGTTGGCATTGGAGGGGTAGGGTGGACTACCGCCAAACGCGATAGGCCAGCGATCTACACGACTGCCGTTGGGCTGTTCCGCGAGATTCGGGGGACATACTCAAAGAATGCAGATGCCTCCGAGGCGCAAGTCATCAAGGCGCACACGGATGCTGGGTTGCTAGTCATAGACGAAATGCAGGAGCGCGGTAAAACAGAGTTTGAGGACAGGGAACTGACCTCGATCATTGACGAGAGATACCTTCACGAACGGCCAACCATCCTGATTACGAACCATACTAGGGAGAAGCTAGCCGCCTCATTGTCCCCCGCTGTTTTGGATCGAATCCGGGAGAACGGGTGCGGACTCAGCTTCAACTGGACAAGTTTCAGAAAACAAGGTAGTATTTGACTTCTTTCAGGCTGCTCTTGGCCCCACGCTTGGCCCGTCGTGGATCGCTTCAGCCGAAACAGTAAGGATTCCAACCCCGAACTGAGTTAACGGGCCTTCACTCTGCCTTCCGATACAAGGTGTAGCTGCTTCCGTCCATGCTAAATGGCCTTTTTGTCAGCATCCCCTCGTTAGTC